ACAATCACTTTTCTTGTAGAAGTATTTCTATTAACTCTAGCTGTTACTCCAATATCAGGATCTAGTACTTTTTCAGTTAGCATATCTAATTTTTCAACTACTTTATCTAATTTATCTTCCATACTATTCATTCTATGTTCCATTATTGTAATTTCTCTTATTATATCTGTATGTGTACATTCTTTTTTCATTACTTTACTCATGCTATAGCTAATATAATTCTTACCATCCTACTATATAATTATTTGTATTAACACTAAGTGTTGAGATTGGTTGGCAGTTCTCTCCTAAACGTCTTAATATACCATGAATTAAACAACATTCATCACATATACAGCAAGTTTCAGGGAAAGACTCTACTAAATTAGACATAAAACCCAACTCTTCTTGAGTATGCATAAGCCAAAAAGCTATTCCATATAGTTTAAGTCTTTCTAAAGTTTGGTCCATACAATTTGTATTTCCTATTTCTCCATATTCTACATATGCATCTGCAATTCCTAAATAGTAATTACAGTTAAATATTTCCTCTTTAGTACAACTTCCTTTACATTCGTATAAACTCATAATTTTTTAATTTAACAACATTTACAATTACCCGATTCCGCAGCAGTTAAAGCCGCTTGTAAATCTTCAATTTTAGAATTAACATATTCTATATATTCATAATCCCATCCTGTAATTTTTAACGCTCTAAATAATGTATAAGCCACTATAAAATCTTCATATACCTTATCACATTTATTACATTTAATATTACACATATTATCTTTAAATAACTCCTGAAGTCTGCCAGCAGCCTCACATAATATAAGTCTACATTCTTTCCATGGTGTCCCTCCAACGCCTTCTAGTTCTAAAACATATAATCCATCCGCAAGCTCTTCATTTGCTGTAAGGGCACTTTCTCTAAATGGAACTGTTACCGTAATATCAGGAGCAGTTCCACCTATCATACTATCTAGTATATTCGTTACTACTTCTGTAGTAAGATTTGTTATTGTCCCTATAATGCCATCTGCAGGGGTTGATTCATCTGTAGGAGTATTTGATCCTGTATTAATAGTTATATAAGCAGTAACGGGATCTCCTGGTTCAGTTATACAAGCACAAGTAATTTCAGGATATGTAACACATACAGTATACTCAGATTCACCATAATCAAATATAAATGTAAACTCAGTACAAGCTCCTGGTAATGTATAAGACCATGCTTCTGCTCCTTCAAATCCAAATGTTATAGTTCCTACTAATCCTAAAAGAGCAGCATGACTTATATTTGTTATTTCTCCACTAGCGTCTGTAGTATAAACTACACCATTTACAGCAAACTCTGCCCCAACTTTGGGTGAACCGTTTTCTAATATTCTAAAATTAACACAATCTGTACCATCACAACTAGTTCCTCCTTGTCCTAAAAATAATTCTAAATCAGTTTCAAATCTAGAAGCAGTAAATGTACGACATTGCGTATTAATCCACCAACCTTTATCTTCTAATCCTCCCCAATTAATACTATCAGAATTTCCTGCAGGTATAGGATGATCCGTAAGATTCCAATATGGATTTGCAGTTTCTAATGCAGTTAGATCAGCATAAGCACATTTATCATTAATACCTGTTGTTGAGTCAGGATAAGGAGAGTCTGTAGTATTTGTACCTGATGTTGTTGGAGCTGTTCCTGCAGCCCACATTCCCGCAGCTGAAGTTCCATTTGCTATTGCGGCTAAACCTTGTAAAGGTAATGCTTTATGAGGATCCATAGCTCCTCCAGAAGGTTTAGAAGGATAAAAGAAGGCTTGATAAGATTTTCCAGAAACTGCTGTATAAGCGGCTCTTCTAGCATTAAATTCTAATAAATCATATTTATAACGATATGTTGGTTGTACAATTCTTTCATCCGCTAAATCATAAGTAGTAAAGTTAGAAAGATGAGGTACTGCAGGTCCAGTTATAGCACCAGGGGAATTATAATAAGGATTATATTCTGATCTATTTAAAGAGTAGAAAGTTCCTGTAAAGTCAGGCGTAGATCCTGAACTTCGATCGTGATAAGCAGGAACTGATTCGTCAGCAAACACTATAACTAAAACATTATCAGTAGCTGGCTCTGCTATAGGAGGAGGTCCTAAATGGACACAGTTAGCTTGTGATCTTGCTATAGGATCTGAAGCGTTATTCGCGGTAGCTGCATCTGCTTCTTCCGCCATTCTAGTCCATGTATTAGGAGCTGTATAATTTGTACTATTATATGTAAATACAGAATGCCCTTTTGGTCCTTGTCCTGTAGCTGTATCATATGAACTTGGACAATAAAATTGTACAGGTTGAACTGTACCACCGCCAGGTAAATTTGTTATATTACTATTTTTCCATTGATCAAAGGACCAGTTAATCGCTTGCACTGAATAACCAAAATCAGGATATAAAGGCCAAGCCCAAGAAGTACGTAGATTATTAGATACATTATTAAATTCAGTTCCGTCAGGTTTAGATAGACTTGTTGCTCTATTTGCAGAACCTGCTGACATTACAGCGAAATTCAGAGGCCATTCACTCTTAGTCGGTGCTCCCGATTTAGTTCCAGCGAAAGATACCCCCCAACCTACCCAATGGTTAAGTTTCCCTGTAATTATACCAGTAGAACCAGTATAACTATATCCTGCAGATTCTCCCGTAGCATGTCCGAATCCTTCAACGTGTTTTGTACCTCCTGTATGATTCCCTCCTGCTCCTAAATGATCTCCTATATATCCTCCTTTATTAGATTGAGCAGTTTGTTCTGCAGATTCATCTACTGAAGTATCAAACATACCTGTTATAGGTACTATTCCCCAATCTAACCAGTTTTCTCCTGGTGAACCTATTGATATATGAAATACATTCTCACCTGGAGTTGTTCCATAAGAAAAAGCGGCATAAGCTCCTGTAGCATCTTGATTATTATAATTAACCTGTTGAGAAGGATCTCTTAATACGGGCGTAAAATCAGGATGTAAGTCTAGCCAATCATGAACAGCTATAAAGGCAGCTTCTACTGCTGCTTGTCCCAATGATGTACCATCATAAAAACAATATATTTTTGTATCTATACCTATAGTAGACATTCCACAAGCTTCTAATTGTTCTTCAAGATCGTCAAAACAGATATGTTGCTCTTGGGCTATTTTTCCTGTTACATCTCCTAAATTTGTTACATTAGGAGGAGTACCCATACTAGTCCAAGTTGTACCTCCATCTATACTTGTTACAGCAGAGATAACATCTTGTCCAGGGTCAGCTATTAAAGATGTACAATTACCTCCGAAATCAACTTCACAATCTGCAGGTTGAGTACTACCATCATCCCCTGCAGATATTCCCGTTTGTCCAGGATGATATTGCCCACAATTATCACATTGATATTCTTGAAATAATTTTCTAAATGCTGAGAATATTTTAGTATATGCTTCCACTGTTAAAGGACTTGCCTCTCCTTCTACCTCAACTGTATCACATTTATACATTTGATAGAATTGAGCTAATAATGATTCTGCATATTGTAAATCAGATCTAAGTTTTTCTATTTTAGGGTTTGTCTCACAAAGATCTGTACAGTCTTCTAATAACTGTTTTGATATATCTTTTAATAAACATTCTGCTGTATCAGGCATTACTTGACAGGAGCCATCATCGCAAGTAGCTGCTGGATTATAGTTTAAAGATAAAGGATTAGTGCATCCATATATACAATAAATACAACTTCCATCATCTATATTAGCAGTTGGATCATAATTAAGTGCTCCATTAATTCCTAAACCTGCACCATTTATTGTCCAATTATCTGTACATCCATATATACATAATGCAGTTGGAGTATGTGTATGTTCAAAATATTTTAAAATTACAAGATGTTGTCTACAATCTCTCAGTAAATTTAAAGTCTCGCATGGCCCTATATTTATAGTATAATTTCCTAGACCTGTTACCATTGGTGTATATCCTAAACTGTCTGTAGTATAATTAGTTCCTCCTATATCAACAACATGTCCAGAGATTGCTGCTCCAGTATCAGAACTTACAACTTGAACTCTTACACAATCTGTTTGATCACACTGTGTAGTAGGACCACTTCCTGTAATAAATGCTTCTAGATCAGTTACAAATGTACCTGAAGTAAAGGCCGCACATTCTACATTACACCCAAAATTTAAAGCATCTAACTGTCCAAATCTACCCGATTCTTGAGTACTATAAGGGTTAGACAGTGTTATATTCGTAAGATCTGCAATATTACAAGTAGGAGCTGATGCAAGTGTTCCTGTTGTTATAGCTCCTAAAAGATGTAATGGAAATACATTTTGTGCAGAATTAGTTGAACTATGTACTGCAGGATAAACGAAAGTTTTAAGAGTTCCAGATGATTGATGATTTGCTATTATCGTTTTTGCTCTTAAAACATCATATTTCCATAGATCTGTTAATTCAAAATCCCCTGGAGCAGTAGATAATTGTCCTCCTGTAGCCTCCTCCCAAGGAGTAACTATATTAGCAGTACTGGCATTTTTAAAGTGATAACCATCATTTAAATCATTTGAATTAGTATTACCAAATTCTGGATAACTTCCTCCAGTAGCACCATCTGGTCCCCAATTTCCTGTATTGGCTGTTTGATTTACTGGATCAGCTCTATAACTTGACATTGGAACTCCTTGAGCTTCATCTGCAAAACATACAACTAATACATTAGCTGTAGGTCCTTCTGGAGCAACAGGAAGTGTAGCAGTAGGTTGTCCAGATCCTAAAGAGGCATTAGCATCATTTGTCCAAAACGTATTACTTCCTACTGCATTATCTCCTAGAGCATAGGCCCAAGGAGTAGCTACTGGATCGTGACAAGATGTACCACCATTACAAGCATTACTATGATCATCTGTACCTCCACAGTTAACATTATGATCTACAACCCACGCTGGCCATAAAACCCAACGTTCCCCGTCTGCTGCAATATGGTATACTTTACCTGTATAAGTTCCAGCATTTCTTAAAGCAATAATCCAATCATTAGCTGCTAAATATATTACCTCACATTCGTCCTCATCTAAAGAGGTAGTATCGTAAAAGAAATAGATTGCTGTATTAGAAGCTAAAGTACTCGTACCACATTCACCTATTGCCCATGCTGGCTGAGTACCTGTTCCATCCCAACTTAATGCATTTTGAATAGATTCGTCAATATCGCAATATGCTGTAATAGTAACATCATCCCATCCTGTTGCTGCAATAGGATTGGGTTGCAGATCTAGCGTAGATAATATTGGGCATCCTGAAGCATTAGCTTCACAACATGGGACTGGAATAGGTCCTATAAGTACTCCACCTGCTTGTACCTGAACTTGAAAAAGACCAGAAGGGGCACCATATGATAATCCTATCTGTAGATCACCATTAGGTAAACATGTTTCTGTTACCTGAACTTGACAAGGGGGAATATTATTGTTTATATTAGGCATATTAACTTAAGATTTTAATTCAGACCTCTATATGAGCCTGTAGAGATGTAATTGATGTAGAGAACTCCCGAAGGAGTCTCTACGCCAATCAACCAATTAAACAACAAAACAAATGGACAAACAACCCACTGTTTCTTATATGCTTAAAAGCATATATCTTAAGCAAATATAGCTGCGATATTAGCTATCGTTCCAGCTTGATTTATACCAACAATAAGTTCTTGTGACTGAACTACTGGATTAAGTGTGTTAGCACCTAAATAAGATTCACAAACTTCTACTACTACATAGTCATAACCAGTAATTGTAGCATCAATTGCACCTGCAGCATTTGGCCATGCTACTCCACCATTATAAAGTTCTGCTCTGTACGTACCAAACTCACGTTTGTAACCATCAGACCATCTTACCATATTACCTATTTGGTATGGGTATCCAATACCGTAAGTTACGGCAGTAGTTTGAACTACAGCAGCATTCGTTTGGCACTCAAATCCTCCTAATAAGCTAATATTAAATGTTCCCATAGTTTGATCTAATTCCATAACATCTTGACCACATGGAACTGGCTGACTTAATGGAAAATCTCCTGTTACAACAATTACAACTTCATCACATTCTGCCTCACTAAGAGCCCAATTTGCTTCAGTAAGGTCTTCTGGAGCAGCACCAGAAATATCTTGTGCTACAGCTGTTAAATAAGGGTGATTATTAATTTGCACACCCATATAATAAGCTAATTCAGCACAATTTCCTGATGGACATGCAGTTGAACAATCATCACAACATCCAGTAGTATAACTAAAAGTTTCTATCATATCGTTATAACCATATGATTTAGCTATTGCCTCTGAATCAAAAGAAACTTTTACTAAATACTCAGTTTCACAAGATGTATCTCCAACTGTGATTGTCATAACTTTATTAACAGCTTCTGTAGCTTCAGCTGTAGTTATTCTACATGGAACTGTGTTAAATACATTTGATAATTGTGTAAATGGTGCTGTAGCAACTCCGCTAGCAACTCCTAAATACCAACCATCATTTGCAGCTAAAGCTGCTGTTACGGTCGCATAGCATGTGCCGTCATCACTTCCTATGACAGCAATTTCACCTACAGCAAAAGTAGCTGCGGTAGCTGCTGCTGAAGTTTGAACTCCTTCGGTTCCTTGTAGGAACACTTGACTTACATTGTTTTTCATAATTTCTAAATTTTTTTAATTATTCATTAATTCCTGTTTTTGCCATCTTAATTTGAAACCCAGGATGATTAATATCTCCAGAAGCTATAAGTACAGCTGTATCAACAACCTCCTTGTGAGCATGCTCTGGCAACTCACAATCTTGGTTTGCAGCAACTACTGTGCCATCTGGATATATATAACTACCACCAGGTACACCTGAAGGAAAGGCTATCCTTGCAGGTTGACGTAAATAATCTATTCTAAAACCATTAACTGTAAAACTTCCATCTGTGTAACCGAACAATGTGTTAGCATCAATTGCAGCTGAACTTAATGTTCCGTAAACAATGGGCATCTCGCCCCATTCATAGGAAGGACTATAGTTAGGATCCTTTAATACACTATCTAAGTCATCATGTTGAGTCGGTCTACAAGTAATTACTTTATCCCCGCAAGATTCGTTATTTGCTTCTGCATTAATTCTAACAGCAAAAGCATAATCCGCAGGCAAAGTCGCACTTATAGAATTCGGCTCAGTAGATGTGGCACTTGGTAGTAAAACGTTTTTTACTACCAAGTTCCGTAAATCATCTATTCTTTTTTGACTTCCTTCAAAACCAGTATTTGTAGTGTTATTCACACCATAACGTTGTTTAAGAAATAACCACATTCCTTCATTTAGCATCCAATCGATTTCAGGTAACTGAAAATTTCGATAGTCACTACTATCAAGTTTATTAAACTTGATCTTAAAGTCATAATGCATTTCTTCTACAGTCATTATTTTCTAGCTTTTAAGTCGTCAGTTAGTTTAACTAAAAGTTCTTGGTTTTTAGGATTTAATAAATACTCTACAGTATTATCATAATCAAAACCAACTTGCTGATCATTGTATAAATATGAAGTTCCTTTAGTTCTTAAGATTCCTTTAGTTTCTAAATCAAAAATAAGGGCTTTAATCTTAATCTCCCCAGCTTTCATACTCGCCACTTCGATAAATCTCTTTGGCTCTTCTTCTACTATCTCATAGAGTTTAGCATATGAAAAGTCATCAGTTACATTATCTGAAGCTTTACCAAATATTTTAAGCAGTGATAAACGTTTGGCAGGACTTAAATCAGAAAATAATTTGCTAGCTTTAGCTTTAACCTCAGCAGCAACTGCTTCTTTTTCAATTTCACTTGCCTCATCGTATATTACATACTTAGCACTTGGCCATTTCCCAGCATCTAATTCCTTTTGAGAATTAGCTATAAATTTACTAGCTTTTAGCACACTAATTTGCAATTCTTGAAGAGGTACACGAGAATCATAGATTTGCGTTTTATCTTCAAGTTTTATTTTAAAGTTATTCCAATATTCATTGGTGCTAACTGGACTAAGATCAATTCCTAATGTTTTACCTAATCTTTCTTGGTCCTTTTCGGCTAACCCAGTTGCTAACGTTCCTATTGTTGTATCATAAATAGGTTGTATAACATCTGCTGTACCTTGAAATTTGGCACGGCCTTGCTTGTGCAGGCCATGCCATCTTTCCTTTATGATTGGTTTTACATATACAAGATTTCCTTTTTTCATAATTTCTTATTTATGTATCATAATTATTACTGTAATCCTAAAATCAACTCACCACATCTTGTAACATCATCAATCTGGATACCACACTGATCGTGTACAATCATAGTATAAGCGTCTTTAGCATTACTCATTAAACCACCTTTGTTTGCTCCATAAGGAGTTTGTAAACCAGAAACGTATCCTAATTTATAACCACCTTTTTTATGAACATACTTGATATTACTTTCACCACCTTTACCTCCGAAATCAAGGAACGTGAATCTCATAGACTCAGCTGGTACTTGGGTATCTGGATGTATGATATGATTGATCTCTCTATCATCATACATAGGGTTGTGACGTAATGTTAAAGTAATTCCATTAGGTCCAATATATTTAACGAACTGACCACCAAATGCTAAATTAGAGCTCTCTCCTGTTATGAATTTAGAATCCACAGTTAAGAAAGGAGCAGATGCATTAGACATCGCTTGATGGAATGCTAACATTCCGTATTCACCAGTATATGCTACAATATTTCTATTGTTCATATCAACTCTTCCAAAGAAGATATCTAGTAAGTACTCACGTATTAACTTTTCAGTTAAAGTGTTATATATGTGAACATGAGAATCTTTAAGTAGTTCTTGAACACCTGGTCCTGTTCTTGCAGATCTACCATTAGCACCTGCAACAGCATTAGACATTTGTCCATACCATAAAATTCTTTCTTTTTCTTTGTGCCATTGGATCCAATATTCAGCCTCAGCATATTTTAACCATTTATAGTCTTTATATACTTTACCTTCTGCATCCATTAACGCAACAACTAACGCTTGGTTAGCCGCATCACCAGTAATAGAATACTCTTTTCTCATTGTAGATAGTTGAGATCTTAGTTTCATTGGCATTGCGTAAGTAGTAGATCCACTTTGATCTCCACCTTCTTCATAAACAGAGAACATTTTACTCCACTGCACTCCAACTGCCCCAGGTTGCCCTGCGTTAATGTTGAAAGATGCTGTAGCATCATCTGTTACAAGTTTACACACATATTTAAATCCTGCACCTGATGGAGTAGGTCCAGACTGTATACGTGCTAAGATTCTTTCAGTACCTGCTGAAGGACTGATAACGTCTCCTGGTTTGAACCAGTCATCATCTAAAGTAAGATTAAAGGCACTATTGTTAACACCTAATATCATTTCTCCTACTCCAGTAGCTAGTGCTAGTGCAGTTAAAGGTCTACTAGACGCTCCCATTAATTCCCATTCCCAATCAAATGATTCGATTTCCGAAGTTCTTCCCATACCTTTAGTCATCGCTGTAAGAGGATTATCTGCTAAACGTGAAGCAGTAAATACTCTAGTCAATACCTTATCAAACTTGTGAGGTTCAGACAAAAATGCTGACCCTAAATGGTTTGTTTCAGTAAAATTAGCATGCCAAGGGCGAGTTAGAACAGTCAATTTTGAATTTGCTTTCATAACTTTCTTCTTTTTTAATTAATTTATACTATTATTATTTTTACTAAATTTGCCAGTTAGAGTTGTCTTTTGCAACTTGTCCTGGTTTTTTATTTCCTCCAAAACTACCTTGAGTTCCTGTCATACTCTTTTTATTTTGAAGTTGTGTACGAAGTTTAGAAGTTAAATCTGTTTTAGATCTTTTCTTAACACCGTCCAGATTAAAATCTGTCATTCTCAAATATGCCTTTAGAACAAAGTCTTCTAAATTTTGAGCCGCCTTCATTTCATCTGCCTGAAATTGTGTTACATATTGAGCTCCCTCAGAGCCATCAACTTTAACATTTGTTTCAGTCATATAGGAAAGAAGTTCTTTTTTAGCTTTACGAGTCAAAGGAAATCCTTTTAAATCTGAAGAATCATTAACAAGTGTTGAAATGTTTGTTAATACCTCTTCTCTTTGAGTTTCCTTTTTCTTAACTTCCTCAGCTCGTCTTATTTCTAGTTCGTTTTTCTTATGTTTATCATATTGAACTAGTCTCATCTGAGCCTTCTGTGCTTGCTTCTCTAGCTTACCAAGATCTTCGTAATCACTAAGAGTTTCGACAATTTCTTCTTGAGTATCGCCTCGTAATTTTAAGAACTCTGAAATAACCCACTTTTGATTATTTACGTTACTTCCTCTAACATCGACTCTATTGAAGTCTGGACTGTTATAAACTTCTTTGAAGTCTCTAACACTCCCTCCATCCATCATATGTTTCAAGAGTTCTCTCCCTTCGAGGGGTAATCCTTTTTGAAATAATTCTACTTCTTCGGATACCCGATTCTCAAGAGTTTTGCCAAATGCGTCTAGTAATGCCTCTACATCATTGGCGTTCTCTCCTTCTTCTAAATCTAAAAGTTCATTCTCTGCTAACATTTTAGCAAAAGTTGTAATTTCATTTTCGTCTTTTACAACTTCTTCTTCTACGTCAGGTTTGTCTTCACTCTTTTCTTTAGTAGAAACTTCAGGGTCAAATTCAGGTTCAACTGAATCTTCTTCTTCTGTTTCTTTAGAAGTGTCTCCAACGTTTTCTTCGTCAAAGTCAGCTCCTATAGCTTCTGGAAGTTCTTCTTCCTTTTGTTCGGTTGGTTCATCTTTAGATTCTTCCGTCTCTAAATCTAATCCTCCTAAAACTGGGTCTGGGTCTGTATTGGTTCCCAATGCTTCATCAAAGCTTGGTTCATCAATATCCCAGATTTGGTTTAGTCCTTCTTCCTTTTGCGTGATTGGTTTTTCTTCGCTCAAGGCTTCTTTCATAGTGTTGTCCATAATTTTCAGTTTACAAATATAATTAAGTTTATATTAAGTTCATAACAATTTTTGTTATATATTTTTACTTTTTGTTTTGTTATATAGCGAAACGTTTAATTTCATATATAACTAAGGGGTTACTGTTACTTCAGGAAGTATATAACCACCTATTAAATGTTCTGGTCCTTCATCTCTACTAAATTCCCAAAGTAGTCTCTCATTATCGTGCATATTATGAAATCCTGGTAAAAATGCACCGTTATCCATCCATTCTCCTCCATCATAATCACTTCCTCCCTTCTGTTTACTGTATACAGATTCGTCAGAAAATGTAGGGTGATTAGGTTTTTTCCATTTATCACTTCCGTGTCCTCTGGAATCTGTTGCTTTCCAATCTCCAGATTTCCAAAAACCTCTAACATCATATGCGCCCTCATCCATCATATTTACTTTCTCGCCCGTAACTGGATTTTTCCAGTTAGTGGCCCAAAGTAAAAAACTATCCATCTCCTCTTCTGATAATTCTGTATTATACTTTTCTTGAAATATCATTTCCATATCTGAAAGAGGACTTATACCGTCTGGTATATATGGTAATCTATCTTTTACAAAACCTGTAAGTTGATTTTCTGTAGTATTCCCTACTTTTCCTCCATCATTAAATTTTCTAAAACTTTTCATATATCGAGAAGTAGCAGCGTCTTTATTTGCATATACAGTTCCTCCTTGTTTATAATTACTTTCTTTTTCACTTTCATTTACTTTTACTTTTTTATTCTGAGGAAATTCATTAGTATTATAATAATTTACAACATCGGTTATATATTCAGGTTCTTCATCTTTTACACCGCCTCTCCAGTGTTTTACTAATTCCTCTAAAGAAGGCTCTCTTCCTAAATCTTCTTTTAACATATTATATGTTCCTTTCAATAAAACAGTACTAAGATCTTTATATTTTTGATGATACTCTTCTCCACTTAAATCTCCCGAACCTTTATAATTATATCTACTTATATCTTCTCCAGTTGTAGGATCTATACCACCTTCAGGATAATCTATACCTCCATATTTAAAAAATAAAGCTGCTTGATCTTTAAGTTGATCTACATAAGACTGGTCCCAAGATACTCCTCCATCTTCTGGGTTATCAGCTGTAGGGTCATCCCAATAGTGTCGTCTTCTACCAAATGTATTTAAATCTTCTAATCTACTAGTAGTAATTTGAATAGGCCCATAGGCAGAAGAACCTTTTTCAGTTCCTGCTCTTTGGCCTTTAGTGCCTTTTGTTCTTATGTAAGGACTATAATTTTCCGTTCCTAAATATCCTAAATGTTCTCTCGCTTCTATAGCTTTATAGAGTTTTTCATAATCTATTGGTTCTTGATATTTATTAATAAGTCCTCCATCTTCAAACACATCTGCTTCCATATACATACCATTACCTATACCTAGACTTCCTGTAGTAGTAGTATTTCCTGTTTGTTCTGCAATTAAATTTTGTCTATTTATTTGAGCATTTAAAGCTGAATCAGAACTTACTGTCTTGGGAGTATTATCAACAATTGTATTAATTAACTTATTAGTTTTATTAAGTTTACCAGCAACTCCCAACTCTAGCCCACCCCCTCCTATTAAAGGTTTATTATACATATTTTCGCTAAACCCATAGTTAGCTTTTTGTAACCAATTTAAATCCTGATAAGGAGTTTCTTGAGCTTGAAATGATGTTAAAGGAAGAGTTTCAGAAGTAACATTAGTTCCATCTGAATAGGTAGTTGCAGCAACAGGGACTGTTCCCCAAGCGTATGGCATTGTTTTTTTAATCATTTCATACCATTTTTTACTTCCTACTGTGGCTCCCTCCATGTTACCCAGAAGTTGAGTAACGTCATTTGGTAAATACTTACCATCAGAAGCCCTTGCTATTCCTAACATTGGTTTGCCCTTTATGTGTGAACCTGTAGTACTATTTATAATATCATTTGTTAAACCTTTTTTGGTACCATCCCAACCATGTGCTTTTAAGATCTCTTTATACCTTAACATCCTTACTTGTTGTTCTTGAGGCCGCATCAAGTATTCATGCATCTTATGCCCTTTGTTTATTTCAATTTTAGGATAATTTTTATAAGCTCCTTCCCATGTAGAAACCTTTGTTGCTTTATCATAACTGTATCCTGCTTCTGCGCCCTTCTCTCCATACTTACTAGCCCACTCAGTATGTTTTGGATTCTCGCCAGCAAATCTTATATCATCAGAAGATGTAACAGCATTAGATTCTTTTGCTGTTAAAGATTTACCTTTTGATTCTGTCCATAAAAACTCTTCATGAGGGTTCTTTCCCTTAGCAGGAACATTAGGTTTAGATGCAGGACTTAATAGATGTTTTGTTTCATGATCAAGATTACCTAAAAGCTGATCTATCTCGTCTATCTCGTCACTTAATCGTATTTCGTTAGCAGATCGCTTATACCATGCAGCTGTTTTTTCATCATTATGGCTTAACCACTTACTCTCTGTGCTACTTTGTTTAACAGCAGTTTTTTTTGCTTCTTCTAAATATTCTTTTATTTTTTTAACAACATGTTCTCTACTCTCTCCAGTATTTGTTGTTCTTAACTTTATGTATTCCTCACTTATTAAATAATCTTTATTTTTCTGAAATACATCTTTGTATGATGGGATCCTATTTGGACCAAGAGAAGGATCCATTTTAGGAGTATGTTTTACATTTTTTAATTTTGAAGCATTTGGTAAAATTTTTGGTAAAAGTTTTTTAGTAGCTGATATACTAGAAGGAATAGCAGGTACAACTCCAAGTGCTTCTAGTGAGCCCGATAAAAGATTTCCTTGCTTAAACTCTTCCTTAGAAGCCTCTGCAGACTCTAACCATGCAAATGGATTAACCATTCCTACAGCATAAGTATCAAATGCATTTTCATGTCTAGGAACATTACCCCAAGGTATATCTTCTCCTCTAACAGAATACCCAAACGTAGCTAATGGATTAGCCCCTGCATTTTTTATTTTCTCCCATAATGTTTTTTCTGGACCCGCTGGATTTAGATATGTTCTACGATTATGATAATTCTGTTCTTCCTCTTCAATTTCTATATTAGGATTAGGTATAGTTACACGAGTATTATCCGCTTCAGCTATATATGGATTATTATGATAGAATGGCAAATGATGCGGCATATTTATTCAGATTTTTTCTTAGATGCTCTATCTTTAGCTTTTTCTTTTTTATCGTGTTCTCTTTTTTTCTCCTCTTCATAAGTTTTTTCGCCTATTTCTTTTTCTTTAATATCGAGTTTACGATTTTCAAGTTCCATCTTTTTATCATTATTCTCTACTTGAGCTTTTAATTTCTCAATCTCTAACTGATCAGGAACTCCGTTATCGTTAGAATCTTGATCCATTTGATTTCGGAAAGAATTTATTTCTGCTACTTTAAGTTTAGTTTCGTTATCTTTATCTACTTTATACTTATCAAGTTCAAGTTTTTGTTTCTCAATTTCAGCTTTTTCTGCAGCCATTTGCTGAGCAGCTTGTTGTTGAGCTTGTACTTGTTGTTGCTGAGCTTGTTGTTGCTGTTCTTGAATTTCTTTCTCTCTTTGTCTTCTTTCGTCTTCAGCTTTTTCTAATATAACTTTTATTTCACTACTTGAATCAGTTGATAACATCTTAATTACATCTGATAATTCTGCCTGTTGATTTTGTAATGCAGCATGTGCAAGTTGTTTCATAGTCATAAACATCTCTTGATCTTTTGCGGAGTCAGAAACAAATACCCCAAAACTAGAGTTAGAAAGCTCAGGAGGATCTATAGTTATAAGCCTAGTAGTCATATCATCTAGTATATATTGAAGTTTCTTTTTCTTACCGTCTCCCCACGCAACTTTAGCAGTATCTACTAATCCTTCTAAAACAGCTCCTTTTAAATAATTATGTTGGTAAAACCACTCCTCAGTAATATGTGAAGATTGTACAACAGCTTGTTGAGTATTTCCAACAAGTTCATGGGGACCTACTTGACCTTCTCTTTGTTTAGTAACCCCAGATACTTCACCACATTGTGCCTCTAGATATTCTAATAACGATATCTTTTGTTGTATAGTTTGTGCCATAGTAAGATCAATAGATTGCCATTGATTGAAATTACTAGGTTTATTTCTAGCTCCCTCTTCATTTGGATTAACAAATGCGATACCTAAAGCGTCAAAATAGTATAACCACTTTTCCATATCCATCCCCATAGAAGATGGTATTTGAGTAATATCTGCTAAGAACTTTTTACCTTTATCAGATGCTAGATCTAATTCTAATCTATACATCATAATATTATATAAGTATTGATAAGGTTTCATTCTATCTATCATAGAGATAGATTGAGAATTTAAATTATTATAAGCTAATCCACAATATCCTAACTTAGCTGTATATAAATTATCTATATCCTTAAATTGATTAGGTTTTGCTCTCATGTTAATATAAATATCATCTCCTATTTTGGTACCTTCCCATATTTCAGGAATCCATTCCCATTTTATGTTGATATCTCCAGCATCTTTATTTATTTTATATGTACCATCAACTATCATTTCTGCCTCTTCCATGGTTTCAGGATCTAAATATGTTAAAAATCCTATACGTTGTAAAGATTTCCACTCACAGTGAACGACTCTTATATAAGAGCCGCTTTCACTGTCAGTGTTATTTGAATCCCACTCGAAAGGAAAAGAAGAAGAAAATACGTCTTGGTCATCGTAGTTAAATTCAGGGGAGCCCAATGGATGGGCGGTACCAGCTGTACTGGTATCGTCAAATAAATCTTTTACTTGTTTTTCAGTTAGATATTCTCCAAAATTATCTACAACAGATCCTGGAGTCATTCGCATAGTATATTTAGCCCACTGTGCATCTTGGATATTATCTATATCAGGATCTTTATCACATTCAAAATATAAAGGATTAACTACCCTAACAGCAGGTTCACCATTAATAACGCCAACCCAATATATTTCTTGGCCAGCAATTAATGCATGTTTCCATCCTTTATTAAATTTTAAACGTAAAGATTCCTTTTTCTTCAGATACCCTAACATTTGATTACCCATAATCTCAATAGTCCCTTGGTAATCTCTTCGCATATACTCTTCAATCTCTGAAGGAGTCATTTGCTTCTGTATTTGTTGTATCTGTTGTTGCATTTGTTGCGCCTGTTCAGGATCTTGAGATTCTGGAACACCCCCTTCAGGAGATAACCCAGATTCCATAATAGCTTGCTGAACTCTAACTTGCACTTCTTGTTGTATATAGCTTTTAAGTAATTTGGCCTTTTCTCTTTCTCTTTCTGTTATAGCTTCTGGATTTGTAGCTACAACCTTAAAATTAAAAGGTCTTTTGATTTCTTCTCCAAATAAAACACGCAATTTAGGAGACATAATATCGTAATGTCTTAATTCTGCAGGTAATTCACCTACTCCTTCAACTCCATAAGGTTTACAAACGTATTCAAAGTCGTTGAGGTCTAGTATTCCATTAAATAAATCATAGTTTACTGATTTTCTTTCTATATCATTACGACCACCTGTGGTCATATTTCTATGCTTATCTATTTGATCTATAACGTCTTTAGCCCATTGAAAGTCATTTGCTTTCTTTTTAGAGTATGAAAGTCTCTGTTGTGGAAATGCATATGATGCCATAGTATTAAAGTATTTTCTTTTCTAACTTACAAATATAGTATTTATCTTTTAAACATATTGCTCATGTTATCTACTAAATACTTAATATTCGGATTTACGTATGGCTCTTTGTCTACACTTTGTTCATAGTACTCTTCAACACAGAACATTATCTGCATAAACCCCATAACTCTATCGAAATTCCCTTGTCTATGATATTGAATCATTTCTTCAATTAATCCTGGTGAAGGGATTAAATCCATATTATATATCATAGATCCGTCTTCATTCTTACCTCTCTCTGTCCACAGCCATCTTAATATAAATTTTTCTCCTGCATCTTTCAAACGATCGTTCATATGACATCCTTTTATTCTGGCTACTGTTGAATTTTGTATTACTTTCGATATTACATTATCAGGTTGGTCTGCAAGTAAATGCATTTTACCTCTACGTTTAAAATAAGAGAGTACTTCTCCCCTATCATTTTCGAACATTATCTCAGCTCCTCCAAAATACTCAGATAATAATTCAAGATTTCTATTATAAATCTCTATATTGTCAGGTCTGCCAACATACTCCGCAACTATTTCATCATATCCATGATCAAATTTTTGATGTGACTTATATACAAAAGCTGCATTTAAAGATTTACTTCCAGACTTGTCAAATGCTACAGGGTCAAGTCCGATTTTATAAAGACCATAGGGCATGTCTTCAGGAGGATGTTGATATACAACAATACATCCTTCTTGTGGATCATTAGGACTATGCGGAAACTTATGCATAGGAAATAATTTTTTATTTAAGTCAGGTCTAAATCTAACCTCTCCATCTTCTTCAAATAATGTTCCTGCTGTTCCTAATTTTTTATATCTTTCATCTTGTTTTAATTTGGCTAATACATTATATAACTCAATGGCTGGAAAAACTGCTCCTTCATTTCTCAAGAATGCTTCTTTTGGTGTATGAGGATGCTGAGTTACCATCATATTATATGCTTTTGGATCAGCTTTTTTCTTTTCTTCTCTCTCTAAATCTATATCCTCAACAGCTTTTTCTCTTAATGCATTTCCATCTTCATCTATAAAAGGTTCTCTATACCACGCATCATCTACAAACCATCCCGCCTCTCCTACAGCAGATTCATCATATATATTTTCATATGCTCTTAATCCATATGCTGAAGGATTATAAAACATAGCTTCAAAGTCTGCATTAGTTCCATTTTTATTATTACCCCCTGTTCCATATATAATAGGAATACCGATCATAATATTACCATCTTTAAATAGAGGATATGAACGTTGATATGCTTGCATTAATCCAGGCCAATCTCCAGCTTCCTCAAATAACATTCGTTCAGCAGTACGTCCTACAGATTTTTGTGGAGAATCTTTAAATGATAATGCTAATATTTCAGATTTAAATCCTTTCTGTATATTAATTCCCGATATAGGATCCTTTTCTACATATCCAGATTTAATAGCATCTTGTCTATCGTGTAAAAATCCTTTTGCCCAATCTGTGTTTTCATTAATAAAGTTAATCATATTCTTAGCCATTTCCATAGTATTGGCCCAGAATGTTTTCTCATATGCTGCTAGTATAGATATAGAATTAGGGAACCAATTGTATTTCCACGCCATCCCAAAAGCGTTCTTATAAGAGAATCCTTTCCGCCTAGCTTTTACAACAATCATACCTTGTCCATTCTTCTCTGCTTGTTCGAGTTCATGATACCAATAATAGTCCATATCTAAAAACTTAGGAAAGGTATCTATCTTTCTTTGGCGCTTATCTTGTGTAACTGTCGCTAAAATTCTTCCGTAATTAAGGTAGGCATAATGCTCTCCTGTAACGCGTACTCCTCCTACAGTATATCCAAATTTACAACGTCTTTCTTCTTCGTCCCAAAATTCTATATACTCAGAAGTCCCTACTGGAGCTAATGTATAACGTTTATGTTTTAAGTAATGTCTCGCGGATTCGCTAAATACCTGTGTATTTATAAATTTTAGGTATTTCTGACCTGTATGTCTTACTGGATCTTTTTTGTCTGGTTCTAGTTTATTCCATTCTTTCCCTATAATTTCTTTTTGTTTACCCATTTTGTATTGTTGTATATCTTAGTTAACTCATCTAGTTGTCCCTTCTTAGTTAATTTCTTTTTTATCTCTACCAATTCGGCACATATTTCATAATTTTCTCTTTCAGAGTCTGCAAAATATTCTATTAAATTATCTATAGAGGTGGTTTCATCAAAACCTGTAGGTAACCATAAACCTCCTCCATCATCACTTTCTATATCTATTAATTCCTCATATGTTAATTTTCCTGCTACTAACATATAACCATTAACCATCGCTTCATGAAGGATTTTTTCATCATGCAAAAGTTTTTCACTATACGATTTGTTATCTTCCTTGTCCACGGTATGGTTTTATATAATTAACAGAATGTTTATGTGAGGTACGTTTAGTTTTCGCATGAATTCCTGGTCTCTTTTTACGTCTTGTTGTAACATGTGTTGCACCTATACCGAACTTTTTTACCATTAGCTAAGTATCATAATTTCTACTAATGCCGCATTAGATGCATCTATATTTGTAATTATTAAACCTGCATACATTGGACATGGAATAACCATCCAATCGTCCTTAGCTAAAACTGCAATAGCGTGATCACAAGCAGTTGGATCATCACAAACGACACTCGTATGAGCATTAGCTAGATTTATATCTCCTCCATCAGAGAATACCATAATCTCCCCCTGTTCTGCTGTTTCTGTACAATTTTTTAGGTATATATAGTTTTTATATAGGTCAGTTCCATAGGTTGATCCCGTAGATTTATTTACATATGATAATGTATTTGCTAATAATGTAGTATTAGTTGCTCCCGCAGCTATACTAACTCTTTGTACTCCACTTGAGCCTGAAACGTCATCTCCAATAGTATTTTTAAATGATGATGTTATTGCTAAATTTAACTTATCTGATGTTAATTCTGCACTTGTAAGTGTTAATTTTGAGGTTGTAGTTGCCATTTTAAATTATTTTATTTATGCGTTTATGTGTTTATATTTAGTTTTACCTTTCACAGTTTCCGCAAGTGTTAATTTTTTTCTATTTTTTCTATGAGTCACAAAGCTAATGTGAATCCAATTAGGATTACCGTCTGGATATTCAGATCCAAACTCCCAAACCATTTGATCAAAGTCTAAATTATCTTTTATATAGTGAAACATCTCGGCATTTGTTTTATGTCCAAATGTATCATCTATATCCATCGCTTGACCTTTCATATGTTGAGAAGTTTTTGATCCTCCAATCGCTGTATTTGTAGGTTCTCCTCTAAAAAAGCTATTAACTTTTATAGGTCCTCCTACCCATTCTCTTAAAGGTTCAAACAGTAATCTGGCAATATCTTGCATACATCTCAATTGATCAGGAGTAGGTATATTTTTAAATCCTCTTCTTATCGCAGTATTACTATGTATGCCCTCTTTGTAGCTAACATGTTTACTTATTCTTACCATTCTTTTCCTTTTGTATTTGCCACTTTCTCTTTTCTTCTAAAGAAAGACTAGCCCACCAAGCAGGGAAATCCCCTCCTTTTATGGTTAAGTACTCTGCCCAAATGTTTCTCATTGCAAATATATATAATATTTAGTTTACAAAGGTAATAAAATTTATTTAAAAAAAGAACGATTAGCTATACGTTATTCTATTTTTATGGATCTTCTCTATTACCTTTTTGTCTTTGACCACGCAATTGTGCTGAATGCATAATCTCTCTTTCTACATTTTCTTTAACTTTTTGCAGAGATTCTACAATATTACCTATTTTTGATAAGGCTCCAGTTATATCGTTAGGCTTATATATAGGTTTATCGTTTTTATCTCGTTCTTGTAGATCTACATTCTCTAAATAATCTGTTAAGTTATGCACAGTTTTTATAGCAGCCTTTAATAATAACATAGATGGAGTTATTTGCAACTCTCTATATTTGTCTATAGCTGCTATAACTTCAGAATTAGGCTCATAAGATTCGTCTTTCAGATAATCCTTCGCTATAGTTCTCGCTAAAATTTCAGGAGATAAAGCTGCTACATAAGGAGACTTAAAATCTGTAAAAAAATATACATAAGATATCTCTCTTAATGCAGTTTCTTTATCTTCAGACTTATCTCTATCCCAAAGCGCTTTAAATTCTGGAATCATTAAGGCTGCTGGAGAGAAAGTTACCTGTCTGTTCTTAAGGTCAAAGAGATCTTTCATCTATCGTTTAATTCTGCTTCTATTTCATCTTGAGATACTGGGATCGCAATAGTAACTTTACATATATTCTTTCCTATTTCGTTAACGGTCACGTTTTCTACATGGCCAAAGTACATATAAACTAGTGCTACAACAGCATTCTTGTTACCTGTAAGTGTAACATCTACAAAATGATATTTCTGTGTCATTTACTTTTCTACTTTAGCAAATAGAGCAAACTCTTTAAATACATGATAAACATCTTCTTCGTAAGATACAGGTATACTACCTCCTGGAGGTAATAAAATCTCATCGTTTTTAGAAAAGTTCTTCACATCTGGCCCAATCGCTATAATTTTCCCAGTTAGGTTCTTTTGTATTTCTCTCGCTACATCTTCAGAGACTTGTATCCCTGATTCTGTTTCTGTTGAAGGTATTTTAACATATACTAATATGTTATCACCCATCATTTTAATTTTGTTTGTCATTTTTTATTTTTTAGGCCATTTATTTAATGGACAATTTTTATTAGGAGCCATTACATTAGCGGGAAACGCACAACCACAAGCGCCACATTTATAACCTTTAACAACTGGTCCATCAGATTTAACTTCTGGATCAAACGTTTGTCTTATCTTAGATTTTCCTCCATTAGGTAATAAACGTTCTATAATTTGATATATCGTTCCAGATTCTTTTAACTCTGGACACGTTTTACAAACCTCAGCACGCTCTTCGGACATTATTCTTACATCCTCTGGTAGATTATCGTAATTTTCGTTAGCTCTAATGAAATTAGTCCAACCATCTTTAATGTTCTTTAATGTTCCCACTACTTATAACTAGTTCTTATAGGTTTTAAAAGATTGTCAAATACTCCTTCTTTACATTCTTCTACAAATAATTGAAACTGTTCTTTAGTGAATTTCGTATATCCCTCATCATCTCCTCCAATTACAACTATATCAGAATCTTTTATAATATTTATTGTAGGACACGTTTTACAAGTTTTACAAAACGTCATTTGAACTCTATCCTCTTCAATTATACAGTCTCTTATACCTTTCTTATATTCCATTATATACTTTTTAAAATTTCTGCTAACTTAGACTGTAATTCTTTACGAGTTTCTTTATCAAATAAAGGCTCTACTACATCACCCCCTACAGCTAAGCCGTTCATGATAATATTAGCTCGTCTAATTTTTAACTCAGTTTTTGAAGCCATCTTTTGAAAAGCTATCGCTTCTTGCTGCTCCATCATTTGCTCTGGAGAAAGCATTTGTGGTTGTCCCATACCTTCGGGCATTCCTTGCATTGGTGGTACATCCACCATTTGTTTTTCATTTGCCATTTTTTAATGTTTTTAATTGTGTTAATACGTTATTGATTTCATCTATCTTATTACTGACCTTAATTATAGAAGGTCCATAATCTAAAACAGCCCGATCTCTTATATCAAGAGTGTCAGCCTGATCCTCGACTAGATCTGCTAGTCTGAGTTTTTCTTCTGTTAAACATACTTTCCAATAAGCTTCAGAAGTTTTTATTTTATCTTTTGTATCTATATTCATTATTTATAAGTGTTTTTTCTTACGGCCCAAAGATAACGAATTTTTTCTTTCAATTCCAACTCATTACCACTTTTTTTTCTTAATCTCCAAATTATCTTCTTAATTAAGAAGTCAATACGTCCTCGTCTAGCTCTAAAAGTTCCTAATCCATGTAATAAAACCCCCTGGAGGCCATCTTCCTGCATTTTTCTTTTTAGAAAAGCAAATTGATGCTTAACTATTATATCTATCTTAATTTCAGATAAACCCGTTTCTTCCCTGATAGTTTTATAAAACTTCGAATTCTCCTTCATTGTTTACGGCTACAGCTATCTTCATATTTTGAAAATTTGTAAGTTCATCAATATCCTCCATACCTAAGTGTTCTCTTAAAGCTGCAGCTGTATAAGGATCCACTACTAATGTAGTCGGCTTATTACTATTTTGTTTTATAAAAGTCTCCTTAGCTTTAATAATCTTACTTACTATGTCTATTGTGGGTTCCATTTACTTAATTTTAAAGGCAAATGTAAGTGTCACCTCTCTCTCTTTTTTTATATCTATTTTAGGACTAAGTGCAAGCTTTCCTGTCTTAGGATCCTTCTCTATTACTCCCTTTTGTTTAAAATACTTTATATAGTTATCTAAATTTGAATGCGTTTTAAATCCTAACCTTTCTCTAACTACAGATCTAGCTTGAGTACCAAATCGATCTAACTCCACTAAATCCCCTTGGAGTTCCATAAAGCATGATAATACTTCAATCTCCTTTGTAGTTAAGGGATTAGGTAAGATTACATTTACAAGCTTAAGATATTTGGGATTAAAATCCTTCCTATTTATAACTTCTTTTTTTATTCGCTTCATATTTCGCTTTTATATGTGCAAATATATACAAAAAAAGTCCACCCCACAACTTTATTTAAAGAATTTCGCATTGTTAACTGAGTTTCTTCTAGTAAAACTCTTTAATTTTCAGTTCTTTAACGTTGTGAATAAACACATATCCCCTCCCGCAAGTGTGTTTTATTCCCCGAAACTCATCGATTTGATGAGAAGTCCACTGACTTTTTGAAAGCTGATCTGTAAAGTTAATTACAGTGGTGGTATATAGTATGAGTTGTATATACCATTAGACGTAGTAGCGGGACTTCATATCATTTATTTTCTTGATCCCGTGTCACGGTCTTTCTCCGTTGGTGAATTATTGCTGCAAAAATATAAAAAAATATTTAAAAAATATAATTTTCAGCATAAATTTTAAAACATTAGGCTATACCCCTAGTAAAATTATACGTGTAATCGAGATCTTAATCTACCAAATACAAAACACCCCGACTAACTTTCGGTCGGGAAGCACCCCCGCCCAAAGTCTCTCACGTGTTGTTAGGAATACGTGTCTGCACTTAAAAGGTGGACTATGGTTGACACTAGGTCATTCACTATACGACATAGTTTAACACCGTGAGGGTGACGTAGCATGAGAGTTGCTACCAGTTTAAACATACTATTATGGAAACACTACATACTAAAGTACGTCAAACTGAATTACAACCTG